AGACTAGGGGGAGCGGAGGAGAGGAGGAGGAGGAAGGAGCGAGAAGAGAGGGGGAGGAGGCGGGGGAGCATCTCTCAAGCGAAGGAAGGGAGATCAGAGCGAGAGAAGCGATAGGAGCCGCCTCCTGCCAGAGGGAGGAAGGAAGGAGAGACGGAGCGAGCGAGAGCGAATAAAGGAGCAGAGGCAGGGGAGGAGCCACGGCTCCGTTTGAGACGGAGCATCACGGCGAGGCCTGAGAAGCCGGGGGAGGGGAAGGGATCGAGCATCCGGAGGTCGTTAGCGTCGCCATCGCAGCATTGGAGGAGAGCCTCCCGGCTGTTGTCGTCTTTGAGGAGGAGAGAGGAAGGGAGCGCGTCTCCTTTTTTGGCCAGTATGGGAACGGCGAGAGAGAAGCCGTGGCTGATTACATCAAGAGCGCGAGCGGCGCCGCCGGGGGAATCAGCAGCGAGAGAGGCCGTAGTGTGGATGCCTGCCTCTCGCATCGCTAGGAGGCCGGCTCTGCCATGAAGGGGAGCCTTAGCGTAATCGTAGAGGGAGAGGAAGGGAACAGAGGCGAGAGCCTCGGGAATCGTGATGAAGCCGGAGGGAATGGGAGCGCCGAACAGAGAGGAGAGAGCAGCGGCCTCCTCTGTCGAGAGGAAGGCAGAGAGGGAGCCATCGTGCCATGGGAGCTCCTGCGTTCCGTTCAGGCGAAGAGCGAAGGGAAGGCCGAGGCGGCGCGCCTTCCGATAGGAGAGGCCGGCCGCCCATAGGAGAGAGCGAGCGAAGGCGTCCCTGTCAGAGAGGAGAGCCAGAGAGCGGCGCGCGCGGCAGAGGCCTACATTCACACTGAGGCCGCCATGACCAGAGAAGGCGAGGCAGAGATCCTCACAAGCCTTAGAGGAGAAAGGGCAAGCGTTAAAGAGCAGAGCGCGAGAAAGGAGGCCTTCTCTGTCGGCGAGCTCACGAAGGCCGGGAAGCTCTCCCCTTACGTCAACGGAACCAGGGAGGGAAGGGGAGAGAGCGCGAGCGAGGGAGCGAGAGGGGAGAAGGTGGAGGAGAGCGGAGAAGGCGAGGCCGCTCCCCTTCGCCAGTTTGGCATTGGAGGAGCCAGAGGTGAGGAGGGAATCCACAGAGAGGCCGAATCTCTGCAGGAAGGAGCGGAGCTCCTGAGGGAGGCGAGGGGAGCGAGAGAAGGAGGCAGGAGAGGGAGGAGCCAGCAGAGCGGAGGCCATCAGGAGAGAAGCGAAACGAGAGAGCAGAGAAGGAGGCAGAGAAGGAGAGGAGGCCTCAGGAGAGGCGAGAGCGGCGAGAGCGCTTCTCTGCTGCCTCACAAGCTGCAGCAGCGGCGAGAGCGAAGGAGGCAGCAGCGCCAGCGGCGCAAACAGCGAAGGGAGCAGCGAAGGGAGCAGCGGCGCGAGCGGAGGGAGCAGAGACAATCCCCCGCCCATAGGTGGAGCAGCAGAGGCCAAACCCTACGGTCGTTACGAGCAGAGCGAGGCAGGGAGCGAGAGCGAGAGCAGAGCGAAGCATGATCAGGAGAGCAGAGAGGAGCGAGACGGTCGCCCGTCTCAGGAGAGACAATAGAAAGGCCAGAGAAGGAGGCAAGGCCTCCTCTGGCGGATTGTCATCCTTTGTCACAATCGGAGAGGATCTCCTCTAGGTCAGAAAGGAAGGCCTCAAGCGTGGCAGAGGGGAGCCAGCGAGCGAGCTCCTCTAGTACGAAGGGAAGGCCAGAGGAGGCGAGGCCGAGCGCCTCTGCCCGATCGAGCAAGGCAGAGCGAGAGCAGGAGGGGAGCATCAGGAGCAGAGATCAGCAGAGGAGACAGAGAGAGGCAGAGGCGCTCCTAGGGGGATGCCATGAAGGAGGCGAAGGAGAGAGCGGCGCTCGCGCATCAGGCGTTCAGCGCCTTCGCCAGAGAGGCGAGGCAGGAGCCGATCAATAGTTGCGAGACGACGAGAGAGAGAAGCGGAATCCACGGGAGAGAAGGGAGGCCTGAGGCCTCCCTGGTGAGGACGAGATCAGAGGAGGCCGAGGCGAGAGGCTCTCTTAAGCAGAGCAGAGCGGGAGGCCTTTGCTACAGAGGAGGCCTCGGCTCCGCTCTCGATCAGAGCGCTGATCAGAGCAGAGCGAGGGGAGGAGGAGGAGAGAGGCTCAGGCAGAGAGGAGGCGAGGCGATCGAGAGCAGAGGCGAGAGAGCGGAGGAGCGGAGCGAGACGGCCTCTCTCCCGCCAGAGGCGAACAGCAAGAGCCTGACAGAGAGCGAGAGAGAAGAGGAGAGCAGAGAGCAGAGCGGAGCCGATCTCCTCCCACGGCAGAGCGCCGAGACGGTCGAGCGCGTCAGAGAGAGGAGGGAAGGAAGGGGAGCGGAGAGAAGGAGCGAGCATGATCAGGAGAGCAGAGGAGCGAGACGGTCGCCCGTCTCAAGAGAGACAATACAGAGGAGGGAGCCGCGAGCCAGAGGAGGCCGGCCGGATTGAAACAATCCGTAACAATGTGCGGGACGGCGAGAATGATTCCCATTCTCAGGCGCCATCGCCCCAGCGTGACCATGATCCGGAATCGTATCGGCTGATGGCCTGATCATGATCAGCAGCACATCAGGGCGTGATCATGATCGTGATCAAGGCGTGATCATGCTACGGAACCGTATCGGGGCCCGTATCAGCCCAGTAGTACGTTTGTACTAGTGATAGTACATTAGTACTAGAAAAGCGGCTTTTTAGGCTTGCTCTATATTACCGCATTCTCGCCAGTCCCATAATACCGCCTTTCAGCGAGTCCCTATACCGTTTTTCGGCAAGTCCTTACCGCCGTTCGTCAAGTCTCAGCTTCCTCCATCTTTCCAATAGGGAAAGCTCCATCCACTCCCTTGTTCAGCGGCCTCAATGGCCGCTTTTTCGCTTTCATACGGCCCTCCCACGTCATCACCATCGTCCTGGTACCAATACCAGCCTTCAACGAGCTCAGTGCCTTTGCAGCAGTCTCCTGAGAAGAAATCAACGAGAAGCATTAGGAAAATTCTCCAATGATGTAGTCGTAAGTGCCTTCACCATGGCCTATGCAATGCCAACCATCAACAATGTGTCTGACAAGGCCGTTAGGGCCTCTTGTTGCAGAATTCTGTGCATACCATTCCCTGTCTTTCCGAAAGTTCCTGCCTCTCCTGTCAAGGACGATCTTTGCCCATTGTCCTTTTGATAGTTTGTCTCCATATTCATTTTTAATTTCCCATCCATTGTTGATTTTATCTGTAATCAGTGCGCCTACGTCCTTGAGAGTGTGAATACCCAGTTCAGGCATAACATGTAAGCCGTAGCACCACCCGCCAGAGCTTTTGCCTAAATGAATGGGCTTTTCTGCTTCATGGCCACAATGAGGGCATGCAGGAGCATGGAGATAGTAATTGGTTCCCATGGTTAATTAATGCGAGCGAGCATATAGTTGAAGATACCAGCACCTGTGCTATCAGGCCTGTAAAGCACGTAGCAATTTGGCCCTCTGTCCCATCCTCCTTCACCATCGGGAAGGGCATCAGGCTCGTTAGCCCAGATGCCTTTGCATTTACCTTCAGCATTGAAGATGCCAATGAGGTCTTCGCTATCTTCCATTGCAAGCCTCACATGGAAAAGCACATCACGTAAGCTTGCTGCTTGATAACTGTGCTTGGAAACGGGAAAGTAGGGGCCGCAGTCAGAACTGGTGCGAATGGTGGGAAGCATGGTTGGAAATTAGTTGTTTTCTCGATAAAGGGCAAATATCAGCTTTTCAGCTAAATGTCTTCAATGATACGGAAGTCAGGATCGTTGTTTTTCTTTATCCATCGACATTGATTGAACTGTGGCAGAACAATGAACAGTTTATCGTGATGGTTTTGTTCAACAATGGCAGTGGTGATATGGGTGCCTATGCGGCTTCTGCCTTTGTTGCTGATAGCAAGGATGTTGATGGTTTCCATGGCTTAAAGCTTATCAAGAATGTCTTCAAGCTTGGAAATTTCGTTAATGAAGTCACTGATGCATGGCACGTCATTAAGCACGTGCCATTGTTCCGCAGTGGTCTTAGCACGCATCTTGTCAAATTTCGCCATCACTGATTGAAGAGAATTGATGGCTGCGGCGATGTTATTGAGAGAGTCCATGGTTGTTGAAGAGAAGGGGAGCGGGGCGCTTGGTGCGCCCCTTGGTCTAGAACGTCAGACCTTGGCCCATTGGGCTTCCATCCATCGCTGGCGATCGTCGGGGCTCTCAAACAGTGCTACGGGCTCGTCGCTATTAGGCATGGTGCAGAACCACTTCTGGGAGACGATCTTGCTGGAGCGTGCATCGCGGAAGTCTGCCGTCCAAAGGAAGAAGCCCATGCAGGAGGCCACAAGGCTCACGCGGCGCTCAATGCCGGCGTTGGCATTGTCCTTCCACCATTGCCCTTGCGTGGGGCTGAAGGAAGCCATGGTGAAGATGAGTTTGGTCATGGTTGGTTCCTCAATCAGGGGAGCGTCGCCGCTCATGTGGAAACAATAGTTGGAAAGGGGCTGGTTGTCCAGCCCCCTGGCGGATCAGAGGCCGTTGTATTCGGCGCGAGGGCGGTAGCCAAGGTCGCGGAGCTCCTGCCAGATGGCACGGGCCTTTTCAGTGGAGGGATGAGAAGGACGCCCGTCAGGAGCGTGCCAGGAACGGCCGCCAGCGAGCTTCAGCGTGTATTTCTGCACCATCACATCGTCGCGGCCGGGGAAGACAGTGAATTCCACCAGGTCGAAGTTGGGAGCCATCAGGGCAAAGCTCTGGCTGGCGGGGGTGAAACGGAAGGCCATGGTTGGTTGTTGGGAGGGGCTCGCGCCCTTGACAAGATAAAAGTTAGATCAAAACGGGCAGGAAGTCAAGCAAAGGGGCCGGCAGGCCCCTTGCTTCACACATCGTCACATTTGGTCGCAGATGCCAGCCAAGATGCGTCCCGTGTAGTCCTTCACTGCCAGCAGATGGCCAAGAGCCTCTCTGCGCTCGTCACGAGCCTGATAGTAGGCATCAGCGCTTTGCGGATAGAAATCGCGTCCGTTGCACGTTGCATCGCCCAAGGCGCGAATGGCCTTGTCGATGGCATCGTAGGCAGCGGCGTATTCATCACGCAGGGAGACGCCGCCAGTGCCGTTCAGGTGGACAGTGGGGATGGCTGGGTTGGAGAGGGTCATGGCTTGAAAAACAGAGGGTTGGTCGCCCAACGAGAGAACTATACAGGATCGTCGGCCGAAGCACAAGCAAGGGCAGAGTCGGGGGCAGGGTCGGGGGCAGGGTCGAGCATGATCCAGCCCGTGTAGTGGCGCGTGCGCCGATCCACGCGGATGAAGCCCTTCTCTTCCAGGCGCTGAATGGCAGTGATGTAGTCGGGCTGTCTGCTGGTTTGCTGAGGGATGCGAGGCACAAAGCATGGTGCCTTGCCGTGCTTTTTACGATGGTTGAGGAAATAGAGATAGAGAAGGCGCTGATTGGCCGTGAGTCCTCTCGGTGCGGGCATGGTCAGAGTGGAATGTTTGTCGAGGGGGCACCGCCTTGCCAACGTCGCTTCATGCTGGCAATGGTCTCTTCTGGCACGTCATGAAGCGATTTCCAGGAGCCTTTCGCTTCAATCAGCACGCAAGGCAATTGAAGCTCTTTCACCATGTAGAAATAGGGCTGCAATTCCCATAGTTCAACGAAGGTGTTGGCTACTACAACGCGCTTTCCTTTCTTAAGGGAATCAAGCGTGCGGAATTGACACCATGAATGTGCGGCCGGGAGAAGATGAGGGGTGAAGGTGTATTTGTCACCTTCCATGAAAAACATATCGGCCTCCCAATGTTCATCAGCAACTGTGCCAAGCATTGCTTTTGCGAGAGTGGACTTGCCTGAACCGGGAAGGCCTCGAATGAGAAACAGCATGGTGGTCAAATGCGATTGTAAACAAACACAACGTTCTTGATGGAGGGATTAATATCTTGCCAGCTTTGCAGATAGCGAGGAGAAGCAGGCACGACAAACATGCCAAAGTTCTTCACCGGAGGAAGATCGTGGAATTTAGAAAGAAGAGCTGAAGTGATCTTGGTGCAATGTTCGGCAACAGTACCATCATTGAAATGGAGCATTTCTTTGACAGTAAATTTACGGATTGGTTCAGCACCGCAGCTTTGACTGTAGTTGACTGGGTAGGAAGAAGAGAGCATGGTGGTAAAGCAGGGAGGCTCGCGCCTCGTGAAACAACAATAAGATCAAAAGGGGCCGTGGTCGGCCCTGTGTAACAAGCCTTCACAATCAGGCCAAGGCCAGGGCGTGAGCCTTGTTCAGCGTGGCAGCAGCACTGCCCCAGTAGAGGCTTTCCAGGCGGCGGCGGGCTGTGTCGATGTTGTCTGCATCGCCACGACCAGCTTCGTGCGTGAGGAACTCAGTGACGGTGTTGTAAGCGCCCCACATGGTGCCTTGCACGCCTTTGATGTCGAAGCCAATGCCATCACCAGCGAATTTATTGGCCAAGGAGTCCCACTGAGGCAGGTCTGCAATGGTCTTGGGACGTGCAGTGGTTTTATCGCCACGCTTGTCGTTAATGGTGCCGGTTAGTTGGTCAGCAAACACTTGCTGACAGTATTGCTTGAACATTTCAGACGTGCAGGGCTTAGCAGCCATTGCCTGCAGTTCTTCAATGGTGGCAGTGAATTGTTGCCGCTTCATGTCGATGATCTCGGGCAGACGATCAATGAGAGAGTTGGCATTGGCAGTGTGGCGAATGCTCATGCGCTTGCTGGCGCCAGCACGAGCAGCATGGTTGAGCGTGGCCGAGAGCGTGTTCATGCACACCACGCGAATGGGCGAGAAGATCGCCTGGAAAGCAATGGTGCCATCGTGGCTAGTGGTGCCGACGAAATATTGATTGATTTCATCGCCCTTTACCACTTCGCCAATCAAATTGTTGATACGAGCAGTGAATGCCACTTT